TTTGTGGAAATCCCAGTTAGTAAAATTAGTTGATGTCTGTGCCATCTTGTGATCTCCCCTTATACTTCGATAGTGATATCAATGTTGTTGAGCGGTACAGGAATATTAAAAGAAAACCCTATGTTTAACGTATCAATTTGAGTGGTGCTTTCTGATAAAGTATTAAGAGTACCAGATCTAATAACACCACCAAACCTAGGAACCCTAGTGTCATCTTTTAAGAACTTAATGAAAGCCCCTGCAGAGGTCTTAAGAGCATCAAGCGTTGTATCAATAATGTTATATTGACCAATAAAACGCCGAAATCCTGTATGTAAAAACTTAGCGATATAGTCAACGTTTTTAGTGATACTGTATTCTTGAAACTTGATCGCCGACATATCAGTGGTAAGCTGATGACGGACGTAAAGCGGTTGTGACTCACCGTCTTGAGCAAGAACCATAGTACCGCCACCGGCGATAGTATTAAGCTCTTCTTCTGTGAAGTAGCGAGTACTGTGTTTAAATCCCAAAAAGCCAGAAATCGCTAGGTTAGTAAAACCTTGCTGTGTAGGCAGTCCGCTTGAAAGAGCAGCGATTGCGCAGGTTGCATAGTAACCAGGAATGTCGTAGGTTACCTGACCGATAGGGGCTGACAAAACATCTGGCCATACATGAACGACCCGGCGAGAAGCAAAAGCTTCACTGTAGCCTTTTACTGCGTTAGCCTGCTCTACCTTTTGAAGATCGCGATCAATTTGATACTCAACACCTGCAACAAGAGTTGTGACTCCAAGAACCGCTGGTGATAAGGTGACTTCTTTATCGCTGACGACAGTGGCAATCTTATAACGACCTTTAAACGTCCCTGAAAGGATGTTGAGGTAGTTACCAGAAGATACGCCGTTTACGATAAACTGAGCGTTTCGATCATAGAAGCGAAGGCCACTAGCCGAAAGACCGTCAGCACGGTAAATGTAGTACTGAATGTCTGTAGGAGAACCTGAGGTCAAAAATGCCGACGCGGTGATGAGGTTATTGTCATCAGTAACACTTGAAACCGCGTAAGTTCCAGGAGTAACTCCTGTACCAGCAACAACAACCAGGCTATCACCTGCCTGAACATTTGCAAACTGACCAGCGGTGCCGTCAGTAAGTTTTTTAGGGTTAGTCGCAAACACACCCGAACCATCAACCTGAGTACCGACAATTTGACGCGATCCACTAACAGTAGTTGTGGTAGTCGAATCTTCTTGAAGGATCATGGTCGTTGGCAGCTTGGAGTTAATAATAACAACGCGCTCTAGCTTCTGGCCGGGGGCCGAAAGCTGCTCAACGTGGTTCTTATAAAGAGTATGAACAACAGGACTTTGCGTCAGTAGAGAGATCGCGTACATCTCACCGCGCTTAAGAACGTCGGTAGCCGCTGTGTAAGAAAGCACTTCGTTATCTACCGCACCCGCATCAAGACCAAGACCGTTCACAGGGGTTACAGTATTTTGGAGCATGATCGAAAGACCATACCCGAGTGGGTTCGTAGGAAGTAGCTGGCCCACACCAAACACTGAGTTTAAAGATCCCACATCGATAAACTGAGCTGTGTTTGCAGCAAGGTCTACTCTCAGCGCTCTATAGGATACAACTAGTGTTCCAGAGACGATTGGCATCGACCCATTGGTTAAAACCGCAGGAAGGGTAATGCCATCTACTGAGGCGACAAAGCCGTTTTCAGATATCGTCGAAACCCTATCCAAAACCACATCGCCTAATTTTCTTGCGATCGAATAAGAAAGAGGGGCTTCTGGGGAATCGGCTAGGGGGCTTTGAAGGACAAGGGTGTTATCGTCGAATTTTGACTTTACGACGTAAGATCCTTTATTGATCGATCCTCTGTTTCCGGTAATTGTGTAAGCTACGTCAGTCGAGACGTCAACGCCGTCATTGATAGCGCCGCTTAAAAGAAGAAGTGCGGTGCCTACTTTTGCCGTAACCGTAACCGTACCGGTCACCGTATTAGTGCCAGCGGTAACGACGACAGTGTCTCCTACCTTTACGTTTGCAAATAAGAGGGGATTACCCGCACCGGCAGATAAGCGGTTAAGCTGACCAGCGGTATTAGAACTAGCGCCATCGGTCCTTGCGGCAACGATTGAGACGGCAAGTTCTTCAACGACGTTAATCACGTCACCCGCGACGACATTTGCAAACTGGCTCGATGTAACATCTGAAAATACATCGCCTGCAACAGAACCCGTTGCCTGGTGTGCAAGAACCTCTACCTTGGCGTTCTTAAGGGTTGCCACGATAGGTTTTTTAGTAATGGGAAAAAGCTCTAAAGGATCAGCTACCGCAAGGTCTGCGATCGCTCCACCTAAGATAGAAGCATAAGGAAAGAGAGTCTCTACAGCGCCATAGACACCAAGATTATCATTATCTACTAATTGATATGCAGGTCCAACGACAACACTTGGAAGAGCGAATGCTGCGAGTGCAGGAACTAGCCCCTGAAACTCTTGAGTGACGGTTACTCCCGGACGACGATAAGCCATAAAACCCCCTGTTATTTAGCCTTAAAAACGTGATCGATAACTAACTGTTTAAGCTGCTTAGATGCAACATCTTCCATACTCCAACGATCTTGGATAGTGGCCGTTAAATAAATAGGCACAACTGTCGTTCTATCGTCAGAACCTTCTTGCTCCACTAAGGTCTCAGCACCGATGTTAAGGCTTTTTATTTGAAAAAATCCGTATTTTTGAAGGACCGGTCGAAACATCTTGAACGAGTTAAAAACTAAATGTCCAATTTGCTCTGCCTCTAGTCCTTCGCGGCTAATGCAGGATAAAGCCAATGATCCAATGATAAGACCGTTGATGGTGTAATCCCCGGTAGTTTGGTCCCGATGTTCGATAGATCCTATGCCTACATCTTGCCAGTTGAGAGGTCCTCGAACCGCAATAATGGCTGGCCTAACGCCAACAGCCTTTGTATCTACCGAATGGACATCTGCAATGAGGATATCCGATTTTGTGTCATCCTGATCGTAATGGAACGATCCTGGTGGTCGCGTGTTAAACAGTATCTGTAAAAATTCTAACGCAGTTCTCTTTAGAAATATAGCAACATTTGGAATATGCTGCTGATCTTCAATAGAACTTCTCTTAATGCCGTAGTCCCTGGAGCTACTACCTTCGGTTATTGACATTCATGGCCCCTTTACCGTTGTAGCGCTTTACTTGCATTTTAGATAAATTCTTGCTGTGAAAATCTGTCAGTTCCTTTGAGATATGCTTAAATAAATCTTTGTAAGACTTAAAGTGACGCACCCCTGGAATTTGAGAAACCTTGATCATCATGGTATCGGCATACTCCCTGCACCATGACCGGAGATGCGTTTAACACCAGAAAGAGCGGTAGGCTTCATTGCAGTTCCAGGAAGAGGATTATGTTTCACGGCCTGCTGGATGCCACCTTTAGAGAATAAACCCCTGGTGATACCCACCTTCGGAAGCGCGATAGCTCTTTTTTCAAATCCTACCCAGAACTGATTCATATCAATCACCGTGCATGCTTGTAATCGTCGATATACGTCTTTTTAGCCTCAGGAGAAAATTCGTGATCGAAGCCTAAATGTGTTGTCTTAATACCCTTCTCAGCTAAATATTTTCTATCTGCTTTATGAAAACCAACAGCACCACCAACGCCCATTCCAAGTAAACCACCAAGAGCAGCTCCAGCTAAAGCGCCCTTTCCTGTTTTTGCTTTAGCTAATCCAGCAAGTCCACCCGCAGCACCGCCAATAGCAGTACCTTTAAGAGCTCCTTTGCCTTCTCCTTTAAAAGTATCTGCCAGATACTTTTTACTTGAAAAAAGTCGGTTTATACCATTCTCGCCATGGCGTTTAGCCCTTACTGCACCCATTTGTCTTTTAAACCAAGATGGGTCTTTTTCTTGCTCGGCTTGCTTCATAAAACCATCGATAAAATTTTCTACGTTGATCATTATTAGACTCCTTTTAGTTATGTTTTGAGTTAAAACTCTCTTTCACGTTCTCTTGATTCCATCTGATCAACTAGAAGCCTTCTTCTATCTTCAGGAACCATAATTTTATATTCGATATCGGTAAGGCTAACCGCATTAAGGCGTGCCATCTGAAGAAGAATCGTTCTATTCTTTTCAGGGTACCGAACGTTTTCAACCTTCCAAAATCGATTTGGTTTAAGCTCTACGATAATATCATCTGGCGAAAGAATTGGATAGTTTGTAAATAGGATATCCGTCTGGCTTGCTTGGCGTTTACCCCACTCGGCGACCTGCTCCATCTTAGGATCTGGCTCAAACTTCATCCAGGCATCAATAGGAGGATAGTAGCCCCCGAGGCGGCCTGTCCCATAGCATACGGTGCAGTTACTCTTAGTCACCCGCTTTAAGATGTTATCCCAGCACTCGGGGCAGTAGGTCCCGTCGTGAATCTTTTTAAAGATCATCGAAGGAACACCGTCAACCCAGCGCATTTCAAAGAGGTGCTCTTCCGCTACGTAAAGGCCAACAAGATCTAGCCCGCCATCCCAGGTCATCTCCTGTGATGTGAAGGTTTGAAGGGCAAGGCCATCCGGAGACTCTTCCACAGCCCGTACGCGGTAGTAGAGCACCTTATTGATGTCTATGAGGTTTGCCGTCTCATCTACGTACTCATAAAGCCCGCGAGAAGATAACCCCTCACCATTAAGCTGCCTAAAGGCAGTAGGGCTTTCTCCGCTATCAAGATAGAACTTGAGGTTTCTAAGATCCTGTGCGGTAGGCTCCAGCTTCCAGCGGATAAGCACGCGCGAGACATGCTCAATCGAAAGAATCATCACAGAGATGTTTGCAAAGCGGATGTTTTTAAGTTGTGGTTTTACGGTAGCCATTAATTTTCCAACTGTTCTTAATTACAAAGAGCTATTAAACCCGCTCATAAACCGAGAAGCTTTCTTCTGATCTATGGGAAGTGATGGTGCGGGAGCCGCAGGAGCAGCAGGTACATCATCATAAGCCCTTTTAAAAAACCCATCCCAAAATGCTTTCTTAACCATATTAATTCTCTCTACTCTAAAGCTTCTTATTGCATTACGCTCGTGACAGTGCGCCACAAATAGACTCTTTCCTTTAACCGCTAAAGGCTTAACTCTTCGTTCAGAGACCTCGCCGTTTTCCTTCTTATAGGAGATATGAAGGTTCTTATCGCCACCCTTCACGTTATGCCGAATAGCTTCATTAATGAGCTTAATGTGCCCAGGATGAAGCTTCTTAGAGCGAAGGGTGCGGGTGTGTTTCTTCTCAGCCGCTACACGTTCCATTCTTTTTTAAATCCTTTGCCAAGATGGAGCATATTCACTCCTGTATGAGGTTTTCCAACATGATTGGCAAAGTATTCCTTTTGCCTTGGGTGCTCATCAACATCCCCAACACTCGCGACCTCAGAATGGAAGGGGTGCTTCTCGATTTTACTCGTAGCTGAGGAGGTCCTACCAACCCAGACTTTGCCTTTTAGATGTGGTTTCTTATCAAGAAAAAGTTCGACAGCATCTTTTGTCCAGTTGTTTCCGCCTCCGAACTCTATACCTTCGAGTTTTTGTTCCTTTAGGATGTGCTTGAAGGCATTACTTCTAAACGACCCGACTTCTTCCACAGACTTGTGGAGATCCTCTTTCTCTCCAGGAGTCAACCCTGTGTGATGGATATAATGAAGATGAGCAAATGCCCTCTTCTCAAACCCGTTCCAAAATGCGCTCATTTCAATACCTCCCACTGTATTTTAACCGGTTGTAGACCTGCAGACAGAACATCATACTTATTGCTCTTCTTTGTGTTTTCCTCTGGAGTAAGGTACTGCAAGTTTGAGGAAATATGAAGACCGCTAATGTCTTTACCCTTGAGTGGGACTACATGGTCAACCACCATTCCTTCAGGGCAATTCTTATAGAAAATCTTCAACTCCTCAATATCCGCCCACGCAGGCATTCTTTCTCTTACTAAAGCCCTCTTCCTCGAAGAAGCTGCTCGGTTGAACCAGGGATTCTCCTTAATATAGTTTCTTCGGTACTCACGGAGACACTCATTATTCTCTTGGTAATATAGTCTTCGGTACTCTCTTACTTTATCACCGTTACTTTCTCTGTACTTCCGAGCCTCCTCAGCTCTTATTTCCTTCCTGCCCCGTCTATACTCGTTATGCCAATCTTTTCGTTCTTGAGATTTAGCCTTCTCGTTAGCATATGCATTAACTTTCTCTCTATTGTTTTTCGCCCAATTTTTAGACCAGCAGCGGTTCTTATCCGTGTTTTTTGCTTTCCACTCCCGTATATATTCCCGCTTTTTAGCGAGGTCATCAGCACACTCGTGGCAGCAAGGAGTTCCTTCTCCACGACCTGGCTTATACAGGAATTGGGAAAGTTCTCTATTATTCCCACACCTAGGACATATCATCTAACTCCACTTAGTGCGTCTAAAAAGCATATCCAATTTTATCATATTCAGAGTTCACGCCACCCCAGCCGCCTTGGATGTTTTTAGCGATCTTCATGTTTCTCTTTTTCATTTCATAATCGCTCGATAAGTTCATCATCCAGTTCATATAGTAGGAGGTCTTATTAAAGCGTGAAAAGCTCGACCCACCCGCTTGATAGGTAAGCTCGTTTCTTGCTTGATAAATTCCCTGGCTTTTAAGGATTTGAATCGCTGCGCCGTGCATCAAAAGATAAAGACTCGGGTAGTTATTGATGTCCACACGGTCAATAAAGGGGGAGGTGCTACTCCAGTCGGAGATCGTCATCTCAATAGCAAACTGCAACATAGCATCATCCGATTCTTGTTTTCGAATGAGCCTGTTGAGTTCTGCGGTATCACGGAGAAACATTCTAAGATAGCGTTTGGCCTTCTCCATCCTTCCTGTGACTTCTGTAGGTTGAAGGGCCATAGTATCTCCTGTTAGGCGGTAGGTGTTTCGCCTTCTTCTTTAACGTCAGACGCCTTTGTCTTACGTTTCATGTTCTTGTCTGCTTTTACGAAAAAGTTTGGTTCGCCATCAGGATTGATAGCTCCCTCAATTTCTTTGCCGCTTTTTTGAGAATGATCATCAAGACCCATCTCTACAACCCGTGCTGCCCTGTCTGCGGCTGGATGCGACACGTCTTCTACTTTAACATGTTCACTAGGTGTGAGAATATCTCTTTGCGCATTTAATGTGTGTTTTTTAAGGACGGAGCTTACGTCATCAATCTCTTCGATTTCGACGAACTTTCCTCTTTTAAGCCTGATCATACCTTCATTGAGATGATCAACAATGCTTGGCCTATTAACCTGAACGATAACCTTCTTGCCATCATCAGTAATGTAGCTTACGCCATGACCGATGCGCTCACCAGCGGATCTCATATCAAGTCCTGTACGGGGATTGATTCTGGGGGCTTTTATTGTGGTGTTGGTAATCTTGTACTTCGTTTTATGATGCATAAAATGTGTCCTCCTAAAATAAAGATAATAGGGGATGTTACCACCCCCTATTATCTTTTGAAACTACTTAGATAGTTCCGCCAACAGGGATTGGATTAGGAACATCAAGCTCAATCTTAGCGATCGAACGAATGTTACCAAAACCTTCAGCGATGTATTCCCAAGTTTTCCACATAACCATATCGGCTTCTTTTTTGATCCAAAACTTAACGTCGTTAAGGATGAAGAAGTTTCCAAGGTATGCTGGCTCAGTGAATGCCCAGATCTCACCAGGAAGAAGAATGTCGTGCTTGTTGGTTACAACAAGTTTTCTCTTCAAAATGGTTTGATACTTGTAACCGTCTACAGTGATTTCAGACGCCAGTGGCGAACCAACATCAGTTGCAGGTTGGATCATGTAATCGTCATAATCCACGGTGTTCATAAGGCAGCAGTCAGCCAAACGTTGATCGAAATCGATCATTTTGAACAAGGAGTTCATTTCGCGACGATCTACAGCGTGAGCCGAAGATACAAGACGCTTGCCGGTAAGGGCGATAGCGGCTTCTGCATACTCAATGAACTTCATGTCTTCTACTTTTTGGATGTCTTTGATGCTGTTTTCTTCGATTACCTTTGTGATCGCGTAATCATAAGCCATCAACTCACCTTCAGACTTCACAAATTTTTCAGACTCGATTTTGAAGAAAGGAAGGGCATAACGTTTTCCTTGGATGTAGCGCTCGTCTGCTTCCGAAGAAAAGTTAATTGCCATTGCTTTACTATCATGCTCGATGTCCACGATCTTGATAAGTGTATCATGATCGGTTGAACGTGTCAGATCGACTCTGGTAACAGACTCAGGAGGAAGAATTCTTCGACCAAAGCCAATTTCCCTGATTTTCGATCTTACAAATGCTGCACCAGCAGCTGCTGTCTTTTTGATGCCATCAACGGTATCAAGCTGTTCTACGAACAGATTGTTGAACGTCTGGGCGTCTAGTCCTTCGTACATATTAAACCTCCTTAAAAGTTTAAAATGAGTCCTTTATTAGGCGCTCAGAGTTTCAAATACGAGATAACCATTGCCAACTTCGATTACACGCGCAAGTTTTGGCTCAGTAGCCGCTTGCTTAGTAACGATAGCTTCCCCTGCTCCCAAATCCTTAACTGTCAAGTAATCACCAACAGCATAGCTTGCGCCAGCGTTGAACTTGCTAGTTTTTGCAATGACTGGATAGCTCATGATCAAGGTAACTTGATTAGTAGCTTTTGAATCAAAGCGATCAGTGCCCGAAAACACCAAGTAGGTACCGCCGACTGGACTAGCTGTAGGACGTGATGCTTTACCATCTGCGTCTAAAACTGCCCATTCGCCCTTAACAAAAGAGTCACCAACGGCAACTTTCTTGTCGACCCGATACATTTTCTCTAACCCTCTCAAAACTGAGAGAGAAAGATCTTCTAGCGTGAGATCCTCGCCAACAGGTGCGACGCGGATATCCGAGATTGCTGTAACCATCTCTTCCTCCATGAAAATTTAAAATTCGTCCCCAAGGATACTTGCCTGAAATTTTTCTGCAGAGTTTAGGTTCGCCTTGGTATCTTCTCGACCCAATTCGCCTAACTTCATTGTTCCACCCGCTAATTCCAAAGCTTTTTCCAAAACAACAAGATCTTCGTTTACGAGTGAGGCAAGCTTAACTTCAAGCTCACTGTGCGTCTGGGGCAATAATTCAAACCCTAACTCTGCCTTCTTGTATAGCAGCTTTAGTGCGTGAGCCCGCTTCTCATGCTCCTTGTTCCGTTCCTGGAGGGAGAGCATTACTGAAGCAACTTTCTCGCGAAGATTTTGGTCTTCCATATTTTGACCTTGGTGTTTTTTCCCTGACAATGTTTTTATGCCTTTCTCTAATCCTACACCGACTAGTATAGGTTCGGCAAGATCTCTCGTTTTAATAAGAGGGGCCATCATGGATGGTCGATGAACTTCCTTCTTCATGCCCTTGCCCCAAGGAATGTCCTCTTTTAGGGTGAACATACTTTTGCCTACTAAAGGGAGCTTTTGCAGCTTCTCACCGGCTGCGATATCTGCGTTAAGCGCTTTAGAGCTTACATGCTTCCAAGCTCCTCCACGGACTTTACGAATACCCTTATGTCCACCAACAATCTTTTCAGCAGCGGCCCTGATAGGCCACATTAAAAGAGACTCGTCGCCACCTTTCATCGCCTGATGACGGTATCCTTGCCATGCCCGAGTTGTATCCACACCGCTATTATCAAATGCCCTTCGAAAAGCTTTAGGAATCGCTTTAGGAATGACTTTAGGCGCTTGTGTATAAGCCTTGGGCGTAAACCCCCTTTTACCGAGCTTTCGACGCCCAGCAATTCTTTTTAAGAACTTTGATAAGGAGGATTCTTTATCCATGAGTTACTTTCCAAATACAGGTATAATTTCAAGCACTGAACGAAAGTTTACGGAAGCCTTCTTTTCGAAGTACTCCGATACCTGTTTATCTGAAAAGCCTTTATTTTTAGCTTCTTTGGTAAATGCTGCAATCTTTTCAATTTCCTGAAGATTTAAAATAGTATCCACGATCGCAACGGCGTGAGCTACCTTTTCCGTAAAGGAATAATCATCTTCGGAACGAACTTCTTGGATACCCCTATCGGCGGCACCCTTGACCAGCTCTTCAGCTAGTTTAAAAACATCATCGTCTTGAACTGCTGGTGTCGTCTCTGCAATCTTTGTAGAGATGATCTTATCAGCGTCCTCAATTATTGAACTGATGCTTCGAGCCATAGATTTACTCTCCACAACAAGACGGGCCGAAGCCCGTCCGTTAGCTATTAATCTTTTTTCTTGTCATAAAGCTTTTTCGCACCAAAAGCAGCGCCACCAGCGGCAGCAGCAGCACCGTAAGGAGCAACATGTTTGCCAACGCCTTTAGCTACACTTTTTGCGCCTTCTAGTTTTTTGCCTTCGCCAAAAAGACCTTTGCCTTTAGCAATGTCAGCTTGTGCGCCAGCATGATAGCCTTTAACGCCTTCTTTTGCTTTACCAGGAGCCGCTTTAGCCGCGCCCCAAGCTTTGCCAGCTGCGCCTTTAGCTTTATCAACAACCGCACCGGTGTGGCCTTTAACTTTGCCCAAGAATTTAGCAACTGCGCCTTCAGCACCGGCAGCAGCCACTTTTTCTTCTACAAAGTGTCTCAGGTAATAGCTTTCGTCTTCATGACGCTCGGCACCTTCTTTACGAAGACCATCGAAATAACCTCTTTCGATGAACGCGCTAAGATCGGTAGCAACTTTTTCTGATTCAGCATCTAAAGCAGTTTCTTCTACAGAAGCTTGTTTTTCTGTAAGACTGTCAAGATAATCAGCGGTTTCGCCAGCAAGCTTGTTAAAGCCAACCGAGTACATTTCGTTTGCAAGAGATACTTGCTCAGCAGCTTCTTTTTCGAAGTCGCCAAGATCAGTATTAAGTAATTTTTGGTCCGCAGGACTTAGATCTTCATATCGCATATTAAAATTCTCCTAAAATTTAAGTCAAAGTTTACGATTCAAAAAGTTTGATTACTCTTCGATTTGAGCCATGAGCCATGCTTTTCTCATCGCCATATCTCTCATAGCGGCATGTTTTTGCTCGTAGTGACCAACGGTTCTGGCGTCATTCTTTGCAGAGATTTCGTCAGTGTAAGTTGGGTCAGTGTCGATTTTTTCGCTGGCGTTAGCAGGACGGTTGGTCTTACTGGCTTGTGGGATGGTCATGTCTTTGTGAACATTGCCATCATGATCTGCGCCAGTAGGTGCACTGATAGTTGCAGCACCAGTTAGAACGTCAGAAGCCAATTTTTCGATTCTGCGGTCCCAACGGCTAGCAAACAGTTCATAAGCTCTGCCGCCAAGATTTTGCTCATAAGCAACTTTTTCTTGCTCTTCAGCAGTTTTCGACAAGAAATCATCTTCTGGAAATGATTCATTAAAAAGCATACCTAAATCCATAGACGCCGCCTTTTCTTCGTGTTCTTCTTTTTCTTCTTTTTCTTTTGACTCATGGCCTTCGTGCTCTTCTTCTTTTTCTTCTTTTTCAGAAGCTTCTTTACCGAAGTCAAAGCCATACTGTGCCGCAAGTGCTGCGATATCATCATTGTTATCATAGCTTGCAGTTTTTACATTTTCATCCGCCCCAAGATTGCTACTTACGATTTCGTACAAAGATGGCATAATAAATTCCTCCATGCCTGTTTAAAAATTACCCTGACTATCCATGTTCTATGCTTGTTGCTTTTTTTGCCTCGCGCCTTTTTTTGAGAAGTTTAGTTCCCCCCTCAAGTACGGCTTGATCAAAAAGCCCACCCACAACCCTTCCAGGAAGGTTTGCTTTTCCCATCGCTAGTGGCCATATCAGCGACTGAGACAAGAAATCCTGAGCATCAGCTGTCTTCGAAAAGTCTGTCCCGTAAAGTTCATCAGCTATCATAGCAGCTTCAGCGAACTTGCCAAAAGCCTTTTTTCCACCTTTAGTAGCCTTTGCAAAGGGCTTGTTAAGATGTCCAAGAAGATTTCTGGTGCTTAGGGGGTGACCATGCGCAGACAGCGCTGCATCGGCAACTAGAGCGACGCTTATGATGTCAGGGTTCCGGCGAACAAAACTTTTTATTCGACCTTCTTCCTCATAAGGGTTCATCTCTTTATGCTTCTGCAGAACACCCGATGCCATATAGGCTAAAGGAACGCCTAAAAATAGCCTCTTTGCAGCGGAGCGCATATTATACTCTCCGACTTTATTGAAAGGCTTTGACTTCATTTCTTCAATGCGATTGAAGATATCGTTAGCATCGGGGTTGCTTGTGGCTGTTTCTGATAAAAACTGACCTTTTTCTTTTGATCCCATGACGCCGTTAAACGTCTTGATGAGCCCTAGTCCCAGCGCGGTGGCTAGTCCAAGACCCATACTGGAACCTAAGATCTTATCGACTCCATGGAGCGCCTCTTTAGGGGCTTTGCGGGCTAATGCCACATAAGCACCAGCGGCAGCAAGGAGTGCAAGGACAGGACCGATCGGCTTTCTTTCACCGTCGGCACTTACTTTTATAAAGCGTGGCAGCGGTTGTTCAGATCCGCTTTTAATCATAATGACGATCCGCTTACCAAGGTGGGGGGCCGCATAGCTACGGTCCGCCATAAAAGGAAGAAGCTTATCCATGATCGCGCTATCAAAGTGTTGTGCGCCAATGCTTACCGAGTTCATATGCTCTTCGGTTGGCTCTTCCACACTCATCGGGTCAAAGCAGATGTTTTGCTCAGATAGTTGATCCGCGAGCTGACGCCTGCCGGTACTGATCAAGAAGATTCTTTGAAACTCTTGAGGCTTTGGGATAATGCCCATCATCGCCATAGTCGATAAGAGCTTTGGAAGGGGGTGCTTTGCAAGATCATTAACTATATTATCGGGCATCGCAGGTTCCATCGACTTAACTTCAGCGATAGATTTCGCAAGATCCTTAAGGGTCTCGATCTTCTCGGCGCTAGCGGGTGGTTGATTAGGAGGGATTTCCTTTTCAATTTCTGCACGTTTTTGCTCGGCAGCCTTTTCAGCTAAATAAGCAGACCCCATATCATAGGAGGAGGATACCGACGCTACCTTAAGAAGACTTTTAGCGATGCGGTCAGCCCCAATAAGAACATAGGATATATCAAAGAACTTCGGCATCGTATTGATGGCATAGCAAAACCGTCCTGTAACAGGATCGATTCTTCCCATGTAAAACCTTAGATGATCGCAGTACTGCTTACGGGTGGGGGCTTTATTTCCACAGACCGAGCAAACGTCATAAGGCACCTTGCAGCCCATCGAAAAATCTAGCGGCTCACCGGCTTCAAGTCTTTTAACCAGATCCATCGCATTACTATGATCGAAAATAACGATCAGTTCAACGCGGTGATAGGTTGGGTTATAGACGGAAAGTGCTACTGTTCCATAGGATTCAGATGTGGGTTTATTTACATGATGACGGAAGACCTTCGCATAATATTCGAACGTCTTATAGCCAAAGTCCTTACCCTCGTGGGCAAGAGCGGCTTCAGGAAAGTAGTCGCCATTTGCATTAAAGGACCAGTACTCACCTGCGCCTAGAGCAGTAATAAGTACCTGTGTTTTACCATCGATGGGCTTTGCGTTTGCGATATAAGAAGCGATGGTGGGGTGATATTCTCCTGCCGTTTTCATTAAATAAGAATGCGAGGTATCAATCACATGAGCGAAGACACCGCGTTCGTTTTGAGATGAAAATGTAAGAATCTTATCCATTCATTCTTCCTATCACCAAATACCTGTAAGGTGTTTTTTTGCAACATCTCCCGTAACCTTACTCACTGACTTACCGATATCCATCATCTTAGCTCCCGAGGAGAAGCCTTCGACGAAGGGGTTCATCGGCTTGATTGAAGCTATGTTTCTTTCGATTTCGCTGAGTTCTTTTACAACGCCGGGATCAGTGCCGAGGTTATAGCGGATCATGGAGTTCATAAATCCACGAGCAGCTGAGGGATCTCTTGCAACGTTTGGTGCGAAGTGGACCAATGTCTCAAAGGCTTGACGGGCTTTATCTTTATTGGCATGAAGAGGCTCATCGGTAGGGTGAGAGCGCTTCATGGCTTCATTGAAGGATTTTTGAAGCTCTTCTCTAAGGTTTCTCGCGTTAAGCTTACTATTTACATAGTTCACTGTTCCCATGCCTACCCCTGCGGTAGCGCCAACTCCGGCAGCGATTGCGAGGGTTTCAAAGAACTTAGAAAAAGCACCCGCTTCAGAGGCGAGCTTATCTACACCACGAGATTCCATGATACAGATAACGTCGGCATATATTTTGCCAAGTTTTTCTGCTGAAACAGAGGCTTTTTTAGACATGTTATTTTTATCTAAAAAACCAGAATAACGTTTACTCGATTAGTCAACATCTTTGTGATCCATCGGGCTTTTTACGGAAGCACTATGAGCGGCTTGAATACTGGCTAGGTTTTGAAGATCTTGAGATGAAAATCCACTATGGAGTCGGTCAATGACGAGTCTTTTAGC